ATGTGGGGCGAGACAGATCAGCCGGAGAGACTCGATACGTTAGCGATCTAATCATCGTGACAACGTGCACGTGACTCTGTAAGTTTCATGCACAGGCCGCTGGAGGGCAGCATGCCTAAGAAACAATTCGACTATGAGTTCGAAGATATCCGCCGTGAATCCACGCCGGTATCGACCGCCGGGTTTGGTGATTTAGTCGAGGAACTTGAGGACCCAGGCGAGGCTTTTGTTGAGGTCGACCTCGAAGAGGAAGATCCCGGTAAAGCTGTGAGCGCCGCTACGTCAGTCGCCGATGACGCTACATCCGCGAACGATAAGGACGGTGGCTCGAAAGACGCACGACGCGAAGCGCTTCAGGCGCGACGTAAAGCAGATCAGTTGGGAGTGGAACTCGAGGCAGCAAGCGAAGTCGTTGCCGGCGAAGTAAACGCGCTGAAGAAGGAAGTCGCGGAACTGAAAGCCGTCAAGGAAATCGATGCCATCGAGGACGAGTTCGCCACCATCGAGCAGGAGCTTACTGTCAAGATGGAGGCGGCGATGGAGGAAGGCGATACCAAAGCCCAGTCCAAGCTGAACTCTGAACTGATCGCACTCAACAGCGAAAAGCAGGCCAAGCAGGCTGCCGCTGAGGCCTCCGTGACAATCGTCGAGGACCTGGACGCTGACCAGCAACGGGCAGATCAGCCCGCTAACAAACGCGCTATGCAATTCATTCGGGACAACCAGGAATGGTGGTCTGATCCCGATCATGAAGAAGCTGTCGTGTACGCCAGGAAGCTTGACAAAAAGCTCGTCTCGATGGGTTTGAACCCTGACACCGATGCCTATTGGACTCGGTTCAACCACAACTTTGACAAGAAGTACGAAGGCCTCCGTGAGGAAGACCCGGACGATATCTCTATCGATGTCGAGCCGGATCCGGTCAGGGGCCGCCGCAAGTCACCCGTAGTGCCACCCGGCGGTGCCGGTGGGACGCGACGTGCTGGCAAAGGCGGAGACAACGGTCAAGGTGGTGGTTCGAAGGTCGTGCTGACCGCCAGGCATAAGCAGAACATGGTGCAATTCGGGCTGGATCCCCAGAACGCTGAGCACTGTGCGAACTATGCGAAAGAGGTGGCGGCTACCCAGAAACGAGATGCGGAAAGGAGAGCGTTATGAACCCTGGTCAAGGCGATAGCGTGTTTGATGTCGATGTCGATAGCCCTGAGGAAGAGTTCGATCCGCAGGTAGCCGAGGCAACGAAACCAGAAAGGACTCCTGCCCAAAAGGCAGCGGTTGAGAAAATGCAAGCAGGTCGACGTGCCGCTCTCGAGCGCCGCACGGCCGAAAAGACAGGTCAGAGAAACACTGGCGATCAGATGGTGCACGCCGCCGGATCCGGCCACGAGGCACCGCATGATGAAAACACCGATGCAGCGTTCGCGGCTGACTACACGGCCGATCTCGATAACGAGGTCACCGAGTGGGTCAGGCCGTCAAACCTTGAAGCTTCGCCAGCACGGCCGGGCATGGTTCAGCGTTGGATTCGGATACGTCTTGGAAACGTCCGAGACACCGCTCGTCTGAGAAAGGCAATGGTTGAGGGATGGCGTCCCGTAAAGGCTTCGGCCACGGCGGGACATTCACTGCCGATCATCCAACACGACAGCCTGGGCGAGGGGGATTATATCGGCGCAGAGGACTTGATCCTGATGGAAATGCCTGAACGTGTCGCTCAGCAACGCGAGCGCTTCTACAAGCGCAAGCAAGCTCGGCAAACCGGCGCGGTTGAACGGCAAGTCAAGGGAGTGCACAGCGAAGACCATATCGGTTTCGGAGACATCCGATCGCGGTCGCATTCCAGGGTGAGAGTCGCCCAAGGTACGGCCAGGACAGTAGAGGCAGCCGACGACGACTTTTAATTAACTAACCATCACGTGATAGCGGAGGGCTTATCCGAATGAACGTGGACAGACCAAATGGTCTGATCGCAAGGAGACATGGGACGGGCGGTACACCAGGCAGGTTGACCGCTTATGCAATTGCCGACCAGTTAGGAAGCAACATCTTTTCCGGTGACCCGGTGAAGACGACTGGCCTCGGTAATGCGCTGAACGGCGTTGCCAACATCGATATCTGTGCAGCAGGTGACCGAGCAATCGGTATATTTGCCGGCGTCAGGTACGTTGATGCAAACGGCGAACAGAACTTCCGACCTCGTTGGATTTCAGGTCAGGTAACACAACAGGACCCCCGCAGCCCGGTAGAGGCGCTGGTGTACGACGATCCGGACATGTTGTTCGTGATCCAAGTATCCGGCGTAGCAGGGCTTGCCGCAGTAGATGTTGGCCAGAAGGCCGACTATCTGGTCGGTGCGGGGAATGCATTCACAGGTCGTAGTGCTTTTGAGTTGGACCAGTCAACACTTGGTGCAGCTGGCACGCTGAAGATCCTAGCGCTCGCACACGGGATCGACAACGACTTTGGCGAGTTTGCTAAGGCACTGGTTCTCATCAATGAGCATGAGAACAGGTCCGAAGTAACTGCGATCTAAGGGAGCAGAAATCATATGGCTATGAATCGCGCTGACTTTAGAAAGCAGTTGCAGGAAGGGCTGAACACAGTGTTTGGCATGGAGTACGCACGCTACCCAGAAGAGTGGAAATATCTTTTCGCAATCGAACGGTCGGTCAAGGCCTTCGAGGAAGATGTCCTGCTCGCTGGCTTCGACGCAGCACCGGTCAAGCCTGAAGGTGAGGGTGTCGCGTACGACGAGGGTGCGGAGAGTTACGTTGCCCGATACACGCATGAGACGATCGCTTTGGCTTTCTCGATCACTGAGGAAGCGGAAGAGGACGGCTTGTACGGTTCGATCGGTAGCAAGTACGCTCGAGCGCTCGCTCGTTCACTTCAACAGACCAAAGAAGTTAAGGGCGCTGACGTCCTGAATAACGGTTTCGACGCGACCTTCCCCGGTGGCGACGGCGTACCGCTGTTCAGTGCAGCGCATCCGCAGTTTGGCGGTGGCGTTCAGGCTAACACCCTGGCAGTCGCAGCTGATCTGTCCGAGGCTTCATTGGAGCAGTCAGCGATTGACATCTCTGAGTTTGACGACGATCGGGGAATCCCGATTGCCTGTCAGATCACAAAGATGGCAGTGCCGACGCAACTGCAGTTCGTGGCAACACGCATCCTGCAGTCGCCGTATCGCACGGGCACGGGCGATAACGACATCAATGCAATCAACACACTGGGAACAGTGGCTGACGGGTTCTGTGTTAACCACAGATTTACCGATCCAGATGCCTGGTTTCTTTTGACCGATTGCCCTGATGGGCTAAAGCATTTTGTGCGCAAGAACGTGCAGCGAGGAATCGAGGGCGACTTCGAGACCGGCAACCTGCGCTACAAGGCACGAGAGCGCTACAGCTACGGCTTTTCTGACTGGCGTGGTGCATACGGATCACCAGGAGGTGGTACCTAAGCAAGTAACCACAAGCAGGAAACGGTTCCCGGGGGGAATGATCTCCCCGGGACCTTTTACAAAACTGACGTGGCTGCAATACGCCACTGCCCCTAAGGAGGGCTGTCATGAGTAGACACACAATTTCACATGCAGATAGATTCCAGGCTGGCAACGCTGTTGTCTTCAACAAACCTTCGGAATTTGAGAACGCACTGCGCGGCATACCGATCATCTTGCTGGCAGTGGAAACTTTCCCCGCGGTAGCAGCCGCAGATCCAGATGGTATTGCCACATCACAGACACCTGCGGCCGGTGGCCAGCAGGACCTGACGCTCGATGGTGCGTTTGTCACCGACGGCGTGGCTGATCTGCCGCTGGTGTCGGTAGTCTCGATCACTGCTGCGGCCAACGATTCAGCCAGGACCTTCACCGTGTTGGGCAGCGATGCCAACGGTCGGCCACAGGCTGAAGAAATAGCAGGCCCGAACGCGACCACGGTTGATGGTGCCAAGTCATTCTCGAAGGTCGATCGCATCTTTGTCGATGCCGACACTGCCGGTGCCATTGAGGCCGGTCAGTCGATTGACCAGGTGCGTGGTCTTCGAGCCAGAGCAGAAGACCTCAGGGACTTCTTCATGGCCACAGAGGACGGCGTGCCGGTGATCACGGGAACATTCGATCCAGGTAACACCACGCTGCAGACGGCCACCA